TGAGCTCGGGTACTGCGAGATGCTAAAGTTTAAGTGTAATGCAAATAGAAGTTGTTTTGCACACGTGGATGGCGGCCCAATCAAAGATTAATATGGAAAATATATACACAGTAATCATAACAGCAATAACAACATTAGGTGGTGTGAATGCGTGGAAATACTTTGAGAAAAGAGCAACACATAAAGAAGATGATGAGAGATTTATCAGAAATGATTGTCAAAGTAGAATAACTAAATTAGAATTATTATTACAACAGGCATCAGAAGAAAAAGATGAAATGCGCGCACAAATCTTAAAGTTGGTAGAAGAAGTATCAGCATTAAGAGTAGAGATAAAATATTTAGAACAAAAAAGTAAAAATAGTTTATAATGGCGAAAGGAATGAATGTAGCAGTAAAAGTGCTAAAACCAAAAAAGAAAGGAAAAGCTAAAAAAGGAAAAGGACCGAAAGATAAACCAACAAAAAAGAATGTTGGACAAGGTAGGTAACTAAAAATAGGTTACAACCTAATTTTAAGGTAGCAAATTTCAACTCTAATATATAAACGGAGAACTTATCAACTTTAAGTTAAGAATGGAAAAAAAGGGGTTAAAATCCCTTTTTTAATGTCCGTATGTTTTTTACCCTAAAAAGTGTGTTTTTTGTAACTAATTGATTATCAATGAGTTATAAACACCTCATTTTCAACGACTTATGTCCAAATATTACAATTTTATTACATATAATAAAAATATATACATAACTTGCTGATACTCAATAAAGAACTTTCAAAAATAGTTCAAAAATGCCATTGAAAGTCAAAAAAATGGGTGTATCTTTGGGTATATAACAAAAATTTATAAAATGGCAAATGAATTAACATTAGAAAGATTAGCGGAAGCTATCATTAAAACAACAAAAGAAGTTAGGCAATTAAAAGCAGAATTAGAAAAAGTACAATCGTATTTAAGAGAACAACATAAATTAAAAAAACAAATAAAAAAGTAAATTATGAAAGTATTAAAATTTGAAAGTATGTTCCATACAACAGCAGAATTAAATGATAGTTTAGAAACACATTGTATTAATCAAATTAAAGAGTGTGATAAAATAATAAACGAAATAAACCAATTAGAAAGTTGGGATGATGAGGATAAATATTATTTAGAAACTGCACAATATAGAAAAATATTTTATCAAACACAATTAAAAAAATAAGTTATGGATGATGAATTCTACAATAGAGAAGAAGAAATTAATTACGGAATTGAAGATTAAATTAAACATTAAAAAATAAGTTATGAAAACATACAAAGGTATTACAAAAGAAAAAGATTTACAAATTATCGGTTATCAAAATCAATTCTTTGGAAAAAAGATTTGGGAAAATGCACCTAATCCATTAGTATTAGCGGCGGGTACATCGGCAGGTAAAACAATTACATCTTTAATTTCATTAGAAATATTTTATTCAGATAGTAAAAATAGGAATAAAAGAACATTAGTAGTTCCAGCTTCAAAGACAGTTTTGAGAGATAACTATTCTATTGAGTTAGAAAAGTTCAATCCAAATTTTGGTTACTTTGTTGCAACTAATAAGAAAGAATTAGAGGAAGCAATTAACGATAAATCTTATCAAGTTATTATTGCATTACCACAAACAATCAGTAGAAACTATAAGTTGTTACCTAAAATACATAACTTTATTTTAGATGAAGCTCACCAATGGTATTTTAAAACTACAATTCAAAATATTGTAAAACATATTAAACCAACAAAACAATTGTTATTGACCGGTACTCCATCTCGCTTTATTGCTAAAGGTAATGGATTTGATTTTTTCTTTGTACCTGTAATGGATTTGTATAATGAAGATAGAGTATCAAATATTAAAATTGAAGTAGTATCTTCTTCATATGATTTCAAACAAAAAGATTATAAATCAAATTATGGTAATCTTAAAGCATCAAAAACAAATTCAGCAAAACAAGCAAAGGATGCGTTGAGTATGGTATGTGATGAAATGATACTTAAATTAAGAAGTAGATTGGGTAATAAATATTTAAGTAATTTAAGAGGTGCAAATAAAATAAGTTCATTATTTAATGATTTAGATAAAACAATTATCTTCTGCCATTCGGTAAAACAATCAAATGCATTCTTTAAAGAATTAGATTCAATGAAAGGATTAAAAGATAAAGTTTTATTATCTCATAGTAATAATGATAAAGATAGTGAATACTTTGAAACATTCCGTACTCAATCAGAATATAAAGTTTTAGTTGCGGTAGATAGAGGTAAATTGGGTTATAACTTACCTGATTTATTTAATGTAGTAGATTTTACTTTAACACAATCGTTAGATATGATACTGCAAATGATGGGTAGAATATTAAGATTATCAGATAAGGATAAACAAAAAACTTATTTCAAAGTAGCAACAAAAAATACGGCAGGATATTTTGTAGATTTAATGACTGGTGCATTATGTTTATTTACAAATGATTCTCCAACTAATTATTATTCATCTTATAATGGAAAAAATATGGGTGGTATATTAATTCCAAAAGTATTAACCAAATCAACAAAGAGTGGAAAAAAATCAACTCAATCTACAAATAGTAAGAAACCTACACAACAATTAAAATCATTAGAGGAATTGGGTATTCCATTAGATTTAAATTTATTTAAACAGGATATTATGTATTCACAATCAGATAAGTTTGGTACTATTGCATGGACTACATTAGATGATGTTCGTAGAGAATTTTTTGGAATTATGCAACAATGGGATTTACAAAAAGCACATAAAGAAGCATTAAAATATAAATCAAGATGGGAATTTGGGAAAAATTCAGGAGCATATGGTTGGGCATTAAGAAATAATTGTTTGGATAAAATATGTTCTCATATGACAGGAAAGTGGAATTTAGAATTAGCCAAAAAAGAAGCTAAAAAATACAAAACGATTGGTGAAGTACAACGTATGAATCCTTCATTATCTCGTTGGGTTTTAAAAAATAATTTAAAAGATAAAGTATATTTACATATGAATTTTAGAAATGAATGGACTGAGGAAAGGGTTAGAGAAGAAGCAAAAAAATATTCAAAAAGAGTTGATTTTCAAAAAGCACCAGGTAAAGCATATAGAGCAGCACAACGATTAGGAATATTAGAAGAAGTATGTTCACATATGGTACAAAATAAAAGATGGACAATTGAAGAAATTAAACAATTACAAAAAGGATTTAAGTATGATATTGATTTTAGAAAAGCACATCCACAGGCACATGGTGCGGCATGTAGATTTGGTTTAAGATTAAAAATGGTGGTAAAATAATTTGGCTGATACTTATATTTGTTGTATCTTTAAGATATGATAAACATATTAATAACATAAACAAAACAAAACTATGGCAAAAGACCCAGCAGTATTGTTCTATACATCAGATTTTCTGAGTAGTACAATCACAATGACAATGGAACAGAAAGGTAAATACATAACTTTACTTTGTATTCAACATCAACAATCATTCTTAACTGATGAAGATTTAGATACACTTTTAACTGATAAAGATAAAAGAGTAAGAGATAAGTTTATTAAACAATCATATGGAACTTATATTAATCTTAAACTAAATTCTGAAAGTGAAAGAAGAAAAGCTTATACTGAAAGTAGAAGAAATAATAGAAGTAAGATAAAAAATAACTTATCAGAAACATATGATAAACTAATGGAAACTGGAACTGGAACTGAAACTAGAACTGTAACTAGAAATGAATCTTTAACTAAAACTATAACTGATACTTTAAATAATAGTATAGCAGATAAGATGAGATTAAAACCTTCTGATAAAGAAATAAATGAATTAGATAATTTGGTATGATAGAAAAAATATATTATCTTTGTTATATAAATGTTCAGTTCTTTACGCCATTTAGTCTGAACATCCTTATAATATAGAGTGGTACAAATAATACACTCTCAACCCCTACATTCTCAGTAGGGGTTTTTTATTGTCCAATAATATTTGTTCGTTTGAGATTTTTTGGTTATATTTATAGTAACAACATTAATAAAACAAATATGGCAAAGATTAAAGAAATTAAAGGTTATGATGGATACTTTATCGATACTGATGGTAATGTATGGACATCAAAAAGAGGTAACAAACTATCTACAAAAACCGAATTAAGATTATTAAAATTATCAAAAAAGAAAACAGGTTACTTATACGCTAACATCTATTGGGGTAAAACATCAAACCAAAGAAGTTCATTAAGAGTGCATAGATTAGTATATAGTACATTTGTAGGACCTATTGATGAAGGATTTGTAGTAGACCATATCAACGATACAAAAAATGATAATAGGTTAAATAATTTACAATTATTGACAGTAGCAGAAAATACACAAAAGTATTGGAATACTCCATCAGCACAATTAAGAAAAAAAAACTAAATCATAGTATGTGTATAATCAAATTAGGAAACATTGTAGAGGGGTTAATTAACGTAGTGACATTCGGGTGGGGTAAAGATATCGCGAGTTGGATTGCATCGAAATTTGGGTACGCAAATTGTGGATGTGAAGAACGTAGGATATATCTCAATGAACTATGTGGTTGTAAAGAAGGAATAAAATTATTTTAATGGGAAAAAGTTTAAGACAGTTATCAACACATTGTGGAGAGTGTGGAGTAGAATGGAATGAGGATTTAAGTAATAAGCAAACAAAGAGAGCACTATGTATAGAATGTTATCAAACTGAATTGGATAATAGAAATACTTTACACAAAGAAAAGAGAGCAGAGATAGGAGCAAAGATAAAGAGAATAGAAGCATATAGGGATTATAAATTACAGAATAGAAGCGGATTTTGGAGAGAGATAAATAAAGAATTAAAACCTTTAAGTGATAGAAAAGAAATCAGAGCATTCATAAGTAAACAAATGGATAGGATATTAAATGATAATCAGTTAATGGAATATATAAGATTAATAAGTATAGCAGACCAAAGAAAAAACGAAAATAATAAATAATATGAACGGAAGTGAAATACAAAAGCATATATGGATATGGCTACAAGAGGATAAGAATCCCTACATTGGAATTAAAAGAAGTTGGGAAGAATATTGTAACGAAGAATTAAATATTGAACATAAAGAAGCTTATGGAGTATTAGCTAGTATGTTACAAATTACTAACATAAGGTCTAAACACTTAGAAGATGCAATACTAAACATACAAAAAACAGAAATGCAGAATGTACACAATAATACAGAAACAATAAAATAAATAAACTATGGCACATGAAGAACAATCTGATTTTTGTAAATCAGTAAAAGAAAAATTCCCAAATCATTTTAAGGGAGTAAAAGTATTAGATATCGGTTCATTAGATATCAATGGTAATAATCGTTATCTATTTGAAGATTACACATACATTGGTGTAGATTTAGGTGAAGGTAAAAATGTAGATGTTGTATGTAGAGGACATGAATATAAACCAAAAGAACATTATGATACAATTATTTCTACTGAATGTTTTGAGCATGATGAATATTGGAAAGAAACTATTTTGAATATCATTGAACATTTAAAAGAAGGTGGATTATTTCTTTTTACATGTGCAACGGAAGGTAGAGGAGAACATGGAACGAGAAGAACATCACCGCAAGATGCTCCTTTCGTTGGTGATTATTATAGAAACTTAACCGAAGAAATTATAAAGGGTGAAATTAATTTAGATGAATGGTTTAGTGAATACCAATTTAGTAGTAGACAAAATCCAGCAGATTTATATTTTTGGGGAATTAAAAACGATAAACAATTAATAACGTTTAAATAAAATAATATGATAGAAGTAAAAAGTAGCTTAAATAGCTTATCAGAGAAAGCAGATGTAAAAGAAGGATATATGTATATGATAGACTTCACCACTCTTACATCAGTAACAGATTTAATCTTAATCTTAGCATCAATGGGCATAGTTTTCCCTTATGACCATCCGAACATTAATCAATTAGGTAAGTTCTTAAATTTAAATAATCCAATTCCATTACCAAAGGCAGAACCTAATTTAGAAGATAGAATTTTTAAAGGAGAATAATATGAGTATAGAAAACAAATACCATCCACTAACGGAAAGTGAATACTTAGAACTTAAAGATAAGATACAATCTATTAGGGATTATTTACCTGAAATGTTATTAACTTATGTTTGGAGTACATACAAAAGGATAAGCGGTTCAAATGAAAATCAACCGTGTGGATGTAAAACTGCAGCAGGATTATGGAGAAAGGCGGTAGATGTATTACAAGATTATATTAAAAGAGTTGAAGCCGTATAATGAATGAACTATCTTCATCAATACAATTAGAATGTAATCATAGATTAGAAGTTCTATATAATAAACATCATAAGTGGTTAGGAGCGGTAGCATTTAATATATCACATAATCAAGAAACAACAGAAGAATTAGTATCAGAACTTTATTTGTATTTAGCAGAGAAGTGTAATACTAAATTATTTTATTTAGATAGTTTTAATTTACAGTATTGTAGACAGTTCATTTTGAGTAGATTTATCAATGGTATTAAAAGAGATAACAAAAAGAAAAGATTGTCGGATGATTATGATGAAATAGATACAGAATATGATTATGATAGAGATGAAAAGATAGATAAAGCATATAATGAAGTAAGGGAAGAACTACATCATATGAAAAATAGAAAAGGATTTGCAAGTGCAATGATATATGAACATTATTGGTTTAGTGACAAGACATTGGATGAAGTAAGTAAAGATATAAGAATAAGTAAATCAACGGTATTCTTAGCAGTAAAGAAAGTAAAAAAACATTTAAAGCAAAACATACAAAACCCATTTAACAATGATTAACGATGAAGCAGCAATCCAAAAGATTGTAGAAGAAATTAAAAAGAGTATGAACTTAGAAGAGTTGGATGAATTAGAAAGACAATACAATGAGATGTACAAAGAGTTAAAAGAGAAAGAAGAACAAAAGAAAGCATCAACTACAAACGAAAGCTAATTGGTTAATATATATAGATATACAAAAGCATTGATAAATACAATAAATAACTATGGCATTCGTTAAAGGTGATAATAGAATTAATAAAGCGGGAAGACCGGTAGGAGCATTGAATAGGTCTACCGAACAAATGAAGTTAACCTTAGCAAGAGCAGCAAATAAAACATTAGATACTATTTCAGAAGATTTAGAAAAGATAAGAAAAGATAATCCTGAGAAAGCAATACAACTCGCTCTACAATTGATGGAGTATGTAATGCCTAAGTTAAGTAGAACAGAAATGAAAGCTGAGATTAATCAAAAGATACAGCAGATAAGTGTGAACGTAAACAGAACAGGTAGTAAAGATGAATTTAGAGATTAACACTACAATAACATTCGAACATCTTTTAGATGCAAAGAGTAGAATCACTCAGCACATAGGCGGTACGAGAAGTGGTAAGACATACGCAATACTACAATGGATAATAGTTCAGGCATTAGAATCACAACAGACGGTAACAATAGTAAGAAAAACAATTCCTTCACTTAAAAGAACTGTGATAAAAGATTTCACAGATATACTTAAATCAATAGATATTTGGGAAGATGAAAACTTTAATATTACTGACAGGGTCTATAAGTTGTACGATAGTTCTATTCAATTCCTCTCTACTGATGATGCCGATAAGTTACGCGGTATTAAATCTGATATACTTTTTATTGATGAAGCAAGTGAAGTGGATGAAGAATCTTATTTTCAGTTATCTATCAGAACTACTAATCGTATCATACTCGCATACAACCCTACTATCTCTCCGTACCATTGGATTAGACAAATGCAAGATTGTGAAAGATTCATTACCACATACAGAGATAATCCTTATTTAGAAAAAGAAATCGTTAAAGCAATTGAGGATTTAGAATTAACATCACCTAAGAAGTGGCAGATATATGGTAAAGGTGAATTTGCTTTAAATGATAAGGCAATATTTCAATTTGATATAGTAGATAGTTACGATGGTGAGTTTGTAGGATTTGGATTAGATTTTGGATTTAGTAGTGACCCAACGGCATTAGTAGCGGTATATAAGAGTGGTAATGATTTATATTTAGAAGAATTAATTTATGAGAAAGGATT